AGGGCTTTTGGCCCTAGGCGTAAGTCAGTAGTTAGGTTAACAGATGGAGAACGCTCTCGAGTAGCTTTTTGGCGAAGTGCCCGCCACAAGGTAATTAACCTCGTAGAAGTCGGCAACTCCTCGTTTTCACGAAGAGCCACCTCGAAAGAAGAGGGTAGGGAGTTTACTCCTTCCTCCGCTTCGAACACTTGCTTCCAAACGTCCTCTAGCATCCTCCATTCTGGAAGGATGCTCGGATCCAGGACTCGCAGGACGTCATCGATTTTCTCGAACCTCGCTCGAAGATTTTCGGCGAACTTTCGAATAATCCACTCACTGAAGAACTCATTCCACATCACTGATTTCTCAGTAATGCCGAAGAATTCATCAGCTCCTTCCGACCAGAATCTCTTCCGGTCAGAGGTCCCCTCATCTTTCTCCCTACGGCGATCTTCAGGTCGCTTCTTACCATAACCTTTCGGCTTTGGCTTGAAGCTAACATCTGTAAAGCGCAGAGTAGCGATTGAGTACAAAAGTTTATCGAAAGAGACCAATTGTCTCACAAGGGTTCGGATGACCTGCCCCCACAATCGCTCGGAAACCTTCCAAGCGTTGAGGTCAAGCAGGGCACCCTCCTTTCCGCCCGGTGCTACCGAGATTAACCAAGCCTCAAGAGGCATTGAGAAAATCCCGCCCGGACGGCAGAGATAGGCGATTAGGCCTGATAGACGATTTCCTAGACCTAACCCGACTGGTAGTCGAGCCAGGTTTCGGAACCCGAATCCTGCAAAGCGTGCTACGGCCGCGAGGCGGATCTCTCCGAATCGCTTTAACTTCAGCACCAGTTGCTCAAGAGCGCCTACGTTCCGTAGGCTCACCAGCATTTCTGCCAGTGATACTGGTGTGACTTCCCGCTTACGGATCCAAGTTCGCTTCGCGAACTCTAAAGAACTAGTGCATGAAACCAGACTTTTAGCAAGACTGATTCCTACACCTATGCTCTTCATGACCCGTAAGTACTCGGCAGCTACGAGACGGTCAGCAATGACCACATCGTCACCGAGAACTGCATACCGAACAAACCATCCGGTTCGTTTCGGATACGCATTCGAAGCTGCGTATTGTACAAGAGCATGGTGTGTCAACGCTAGCATAGCCCACGAAGACAATGCCCCCATTGGTTGTCCGACCGCATAGGATACGCGGTCGATTCCCAGGTTATAGCTTTTGGCTATTCTAGGAAGCCTATATGGTCTTCCGACCAATAGAAACGCCCAAAGGGAGCTCAACTCCGCCCCCAGTAGGGGCATCAGTAGGTCCACTTGCAACTGCAGTGGCAGCCTATCTGTTGCCGCCGATAGATCGTAAGATGCGACGAAGTCTGCATCTCCGAGCCTCTCGATCAGTCGCTCAATAGGAGCAACTTGATTGAAAGTTCCGTCCGTCGAGATAAGTCTCAACTTCGAGAATATCCACTTATGCAAGGGTTCCATAAGTGTCTGGAGGAAGAGAGGCACCATGGCGAAGACTCTAATCTTCCCGGGCTCCTCTTTAAAGCCAAGCGCTCCAAAGGACATCTTCTTAGCCCATGAGCTTTCGAGATAGAGACCAAGAGCAAATTCCTTTACTCTCTTTGGTCTGGTTCCTACCTCTAGCCAAATACAGGGATTTCCCCTGTATCGGGCACCCAATGGGGTTGAACGAAGCCCTTTCCCCTTTGGGGAGCAAAACTCATTTAAATGCCCTAGCCACCAAGCAAAAGCTCGGCGCTCTAGGTACTTCCAAATGGGATTTACTGCCCAAAGCAGATCCAAACCATCAGTCAAATTCAACCAGCGAACGATCGCTGCCCGAACTTGACGATCTGACCCATATAAGGCCAGATCCCACGGAAGCGACATCACTGCCGCGAAACCTCCCGAATTAGGAGAGGCTTTCCGTATTAATGGAAAGAACCAGGGAGTTAGGTCTTTATCGATTCGCAACCCTATCTTATCACCGGTATGATGCCGGAGACGAGAATAGAATTCTGGGATCCATCGTACCCAACCTTGACGGAACTCCAGGAGTGATACTCCTGGGTCCGTTATAGTCTTTAGCTTTAGCGCTCCTTTGAACTCAATCACTCGATAGAGTCCAAAGAGAGATAGCCAGAAGCCAATGACTCGAGCATCGCCCTGACGAATCAGGCTACGATGCTGAGGGTTAATAATACGAGGAATACCACCGCGAGTTCGAGCGACATTCGCGCCTAAGGCCCATGGAGAGGCATCTGACATACCTCCCGCTGCATGCTGCAACAGGAGATATGCTGTTTTCAGATATATCGCCAACCCGCGAGGACCTGAGGACTTGTAAATACGCCTTACGTTCTTGGCATATCCGTACGTTACTTTCACCAAACTACTGCTTAATTGCCCAAAGACTAATGGGATTACTCGCAAGAGTAGGCCCACTAGTTTTACTTCTGCTTTTACACAGAAGGACCAGGTTAATGTATGTGGAACTAAGCGCCCGTAAAGGGATCTTATATTTCGCATATTTCTAATTAATTAGAAGTCTCTTTTGAAGACCATTAACCCTTCTGTTCCCGTCTCTCCCCAGAGGGAGGCCGGCAGAAGGTCGCGTTAGCACGCTAGTGGTGGTGTAACCACGTAGGGTTACCCAACCCGATGTCAAGCATATGCAAGCCCCCTCAGGATCACTCCTGAGATTTCTCCTGGCGTCGCCAGGATCCTCCCTATATCTCTATAGGAAACTCGCACGGGGCTCTATCACCGATTGGGGACCCCAATTAAGATAAAGTTCTAATGTAGCGGGTTCTCATTACTGAGACGACCGGCATAAGGGAGAGTACCCTTGTTCTGACCTAGATCCTGATCACTCAGGTACCGAACTGGCTTGGCCAGCTCCTCATTATTCTCGGCCGACGGCTAAGATCTAGTGAGTAAGATTGCCTCTTTCGAGAGCCGATCTATGTTCAGAGCAGTATCACTACTGCCCCTACCCTCGATCTCCCTATAGATCCGGGCAAGATCCATAGCTACCATTTCAATGGGAATCGCTTCCCATTCTCCCCAAGGTAGAGACCGAATCCGCAACAGTTTATCTTAACTGCCATGGGGGTCTCAACCTACCTTCCATCCCAAGCGGCGCTTAGAATACGCATAACAGTCCAACTAAGGACCATTCTGCTCCAGTAGGTCTCTGACCTGCTCGTCGCAGCGGTGAGGATT